CTATTAATATGTGCTAACGTCATATCTACATATGTAGCAGGATTTCTACCCAGAATACTTTCTGCAATGTCATTTATACCATCTATTGTTTTTTGAACACCATCTGGTACACCAGATATCTGAAAAGTGTTTTCGCCCCATCTTTGACCAATATTTCGTATTACATTTGGTTGATTGTTAACACCAAAAATATTATTAGATATATTATCATTTCTAATACCCAATGGATCGGTAATACTAGTTAATCTTGCGTAATAATTATCTAAGAAACTTTCATCAGTATGTAGATTCAATAATCTAGATTCATCTAAATGTGTTTGTGATGGTTTATTATTGACGTTAAAGACTGGAGTAAAATCACCTTTACTATCTAAGAATAAATCTGCTGGAACTGGTACATCTTGAATTGGTGTCGGTGGTGTTTTAAAAACATTTGAAGCCTTATTATTTTTAGTATATCTCGGAGAAAAATCTCCTTTTGAGTCTAACATATTTGACTGTGGATTAATAGGTGCACCAGAAGTATCTAATTTGTAATCAGTAGAAAACTTTTGGGTACTTACTCTGAACCCATGTGCATTGATATCTACAAAATAATTAGTTCCAATGGTTCTTTGTGGGTTTGCTAATTGTTCTATTCGTGCAAATGCCCCAAGTTCTTCCATTGGTCTTGATGGTGGTATTAAACCTTTAGCTGCTGCTGCACTACCACGTCCACCTATAGTCTGACCTGTATTTCCACTAAGAGGTGGTTTTGGTATTCCACCTGGTGTCTCAGGTGGTACATTCCTATCGGGATTTGTTACCCTAGTTCCATTAACAAATGTTACTACATCGGTTGGAATACTACTT